AAATAATTTTTATTTGCATTCAGAACAAGAAATTTTTGAATTTTTCTCTCGTAATTATGGAGAAGAGTTTAGCAAAGAAATAATTGAAAATACTGTAGAGGTAAATAATAAATGTGAAATTCCTGATTGGGTTCTTCCAAAATATTCAAATCCATCAGGAAAAGAACTTCCTGAATACAACATAAAAGAAGATATTTTATATCCTGAATTTTTAGAATGGAAAAAGAATCAATCAGAAAATATTTTATCTAAAAAAGAAGACGTTCAATTTATAAGATTTAAAACATTTAAATTTGCAGAAACTAGAATTAAAGATAAAATAAATGACAAGACTTATTTAGATAGAATTGAAACAGAACTAGATGTTTTTGACTATTGTGGCGTTTCTAGCTATATGATGATTGTTGCTGATTATGTAAGATATTGTAAAGAGTCAGGAATAAGCGTTGGTAAAGGACGAGGTAGCTGCGGAGGTTCCCTTGTTACATATATTCTTGGAATTCATGATGCTGAGCCTATTAAATATGGATTAGTTTTTGAGAGATTTCATAACAAAAAGAAAGCGGCAGTAGCAGATATTGATTTAGACTTTTCTCAAAAAGATAGGCATAAAGTAATAGAATATATTGCAAATAAATATGGAAAAGACAACGTTGCACATGTATCTAACTTAATAAAGCTTACTCCAAAAGTTTATGTTAGAGATATTTGTAGAGTATATGAGATTGGAGGAGATTCTGATACTGCGGTAGAGTATGGTAATTTAATTGCCGATACAATTTCAGCTGATGTTCCATCTATAAATTCTGCATTAGAAATTGCGCCATTATTTGTTGAGTATGCAAAAAAGTTTCCAAAATTAATTGAAAACAAATACTTATCAAATAAACCAAGAGCTTTTGGAACTCATGCAGCAGGAGTAGTTATTGGAAAAAGAAAGCTATCAGAAATAGTTCCATTAAGAATAGATAAAGAAAAATCTGTTGCTTTAGAGTTTGATAAAGACTTAGCTGAAGAAAATGGATTGGTTAAGATGGATATTCTTGGCTTATCTACTTTAGATATTATAGATCAAACAAAAAAGCTTATTAAAGAAAATAATAAAGAGGTTCCAGAAATAAATGTAGAAGAATATGATCAAAAGACATATGATTTGATTTCTTCTGGAAATACATTTGGAGTTTTTCAATTTGGAACCAGCGCTGGTACTATTGATTTATGTAAAAAAATAAAACCAAAATCAATAGAAGATTTAGCAACAATTACAACATTAGCTCGACCTGCTTCTAAAGACATTAGAGAAGATTATATTAAAGCATTAGAAACTAAAAAAGTAAAACTAATTCACAAATCATTAGAAAGAGCATTATCTGCTACTTATGGATATTTGCTATATGATGAATCTTTGTTGACTTTAGCAAAAGATGTTGCTGGTTGGGATTTAGATGAAGCTGATAAGCTTAGAAAGCTAACAAAAGAAAAAGGTAAGAATCCAGAAAAAGTAAAAAAATGGAGAGAGGAATTTATTACTGGTTCGGTAAATAATGGATTAAAAAAAGAAGAAGGTGAGCTTATTTGGGATTCTGTTATTCAGAGTGCAGGTTCTTATACATTTAATAAATCACATGCTGTTTTGTATTCAATGATATCTTATGAAACTGCGTATTTAAAAGCACATTATCCTGTAGAGTTTTTGCTTGCAAATTTAATGCAAGAGATTGGATCAAATGCGCCAGATTCAGAAGATAATATTTTAAAAATAAAACAAGAATTAAGAAAATGCGGGGTTAATATTTTACCACCAGACATAAATAATTCTAGCACAGAATACAAGCTAAATGGCAATTCTTTAATTACTGGATTTAAAGGAATAAAATTTGTTGGAGATGATGCAATTGCTGATATTATTGAAAAAAGACCATTTAATTCATTTTTAGATTTTATGGATAGAGTTGACTCTTCAAAAGCAAGAGCAAATGCAATACAGGCGTTAGCTGCTGTAGGTTGTTTTGATTCTTTTAATATTAAAAGAAAAAATATATTTCAATGTTGCTCTGATTATCGAAAGTCATTAACGGCATGGAAAAAGAAAAATTCTGTAAAATCAAAAGAATTTATTTATAATTTTGATAATATTGAATGGAATTTAGGAGAACTTTATGCTTTAGAATTGCATTATTTAGGAGAATCTTTTGTTTGTAAGCCATCAAAAGCATATAAACAATTTTTTCAAAATCAATATATATTAATTAACCAAATTAAAACTTTAGAAAATAAAACAAAAGTACCTTCATTTAAATGCATAGTAAAAGATACTTTTGAATTTATTATTAAGAAAGAAGGTAAGTTTTTTGGTAAAACTATGTTAAAAGCAACGGTAGAGGATTCTTCTCAGAATTTAATTTCTTTAACTATTTTTCCTGATGGTTTGGATGATCTTAATTCAAAATTAAAGAAAATAAAAAAGAAATTAGAGCCTGGTATGGCTTTGCATATTGGATGTTCTGTTAATAAATATAATGATGAAATAGGTTTGATTTATGATTCATTGTATGAGTTATCGCCACCTCCAGAGTTACCAAAAGACATGAAAATAAAAAAGAAGCAAGAAAAAGCAAACTTATCATTAATGGATGAAATAAAAGAAACTTTATATGATAAGGGTAAAATTGATATAGATGATTAAAGAGGAAAATGAAATGTCAAAGCTGTAATGTTCAAATAGATCCTAAATGGAAACATGCTATAGAAAAGAACGTATGTCCATTTTGTGGCGAGTCTATTATGGATCAAGAATTACAGGATTTGTTAGTAAAGGCAAAAGACTTAATAAATAGTTTAATGTCAGAAAAGTACAAGGAATCATTTACTGATTGGATAAGATCGAATTATAATTTTGTTTTATCTAATCAGAAAATAACTAAGAATTCTGAATCTGTACTTGTTGAGACTACAAAACCTGTTCTTTCAAAACAAGAAGAAATATTTTCAAGAATAAAAATACCAGTAATAAATAAAGAAGAAAGGATTTCTAGTGCCATGAGTAAGCTTAATAGTTCATTAGATGATGAGGAGGAAGATCTTGACCCTTTATCAGATTTAGAGGTAGAAGAAGTGTCTAATAAATTAGCTTCTGCCTTTGGAAATGTAAATGAAGAAGATGAAGGCATTGTTGTAGATATTAGACCATCTAATAAAAAAGAAGCAATGGATGCTCTTAGATTGCAGCAGCATTTTGATAAAGCGAAAAGTTCAAGAGAGAATATCCAATCTGGATCAAGAGGTTCTTTTAAACGCGGAGGTTAATTGTTAAGAGTTATTTGTAATAAAAGGATTGACTTAACCGATCATGAGTGGCAAATATTTCAAAATATTTGCGAATCATATAAGGGATATGGTGGCGAGCAATTATTTGAAGATTTATTTGAAACCGATAAAAAAGGTATTATTCAATATTTAGTTCCGCCATCAAAGAAGCAAACAAGTCTAGAGATATTTTTATTTTTAGTTTCTATTTTTAATCATCAGCATGTACGAGCGATGCAAGATCAAGTAAATGAGTTGTGTTTTGAATTAAAAAATAAAATCAAAGCACTTGATGAGACTAAATAAAGATTTAGTATAAGTCTATGGACAAAGATACTAAGCTTGGTGCTATTCTTGGAAACGAATACGAAGAACAATTTTTAGATTTTGATTTAAAAGAAATTCAAGAGATTTTATCTGAATTGAAAAATGAAATTCCAATTGATATTGCACATGCAGAATTAATGCAACAGCAGACATTAAGAGCTGCTGATGTTTGTGCTGAATTTTTGGGTAAATTACAAAAGACTACAAGTTATTTAGAAGCAAAAATAAACTCATTAAAAAATAAAATAGCAATGGATTATGAATCAAAAGATGGATCAAAAGTAACAATGGATATGAGAAAGTTTGCTTCTGAATCTGATCCATCTGTAGAGGAGTTACAAATAAAACTTGCAAAAGCAAAAGGCTCTAGATTATTACTAGAAAAAAAATATGAAATACTAATCAAACAACACCACTTTTTAAAAGAAATTTCAATAGGTATTAGAAAAACAATTTAAGGTTAAATGCCAAAAGAAGATAAAGAAGATACAATAAAACAATTTTTTAAATCATATGCAGAATCAGAAGAGCAATTAGATTTCAGAATAGGCTCTGATAAACTAGGATTAGATGTAGATGTTATTAGTACTGGATCACTTACATTAGATGACGCATTAAGTTGCGGAGGTCTTCCATGCGGAAGGATAATCCAATATTATGGACCTCCTGGATCAAGCAAGACATTAATGTCTATGATTGCTATTAAAAATGCACAAGAAAAAGATCCAGATGCAAGGCAAGTATTTATAGATGCAGAACAGACATTTTCTACTATATGGGCTACTCAACTAGGAATTGATACTTCAAAGGTAATCATTATAGATGGAGATTTAGCTGTAAATGGTAGAAGATGTTTTGAAATGCTTTTAGGTGTTCCAAAAGAAGATATTCATTCTCATAAATTAAAAGGAAAATCAAAAGAAGGTCTTTTAGATCAAATTATTACAAAAAAGATAAATATAAACTTAGTTGTATTAGATTCATTAGGTGCAATTATTCCTCCAGGAGAAGATACTTCTGCTGTTGGTAAAATGAATATTTCTTTAATGGCTAGATTTTTAGCCACAACAATGAAGAAGCTTTCTTTAGAGGTTGCAAAAGCAAATATTCCATTTATTGTAATAAATCATAAAAGAGATTCTATGGATATGTACAAAGATCATACTTTTATGGGCGGAAATGCTTATTCACACTTTTTAAGTGCAAATATTTATTTCGAGCTTGCAGGAGCAAAAGATGCTCTTATACTTGATGAAAATGAAGAGAAAATCGGTCAGGTTGTACGAGCGACCGTAGAAAAATCAAAGTTTGGACCTCATCCTAAAAAATGTTTATTTAAAGTAAAATTTATTGAAGGCGTAACTGAAAGAGTAGAAGAGGTGATAGAATTAGGAATAAAATACGAAATTATTAGAAAACCAAATAATGTTATGTATGAGTATGGTGAAGAAAAATTCAGAGGAAAAGAAGCCTTAAAACAAGGCTTGGTTTCTAAACCAGAAATGTGCAGAGAGATTGAATTAAAAGTATTAGAGCTTTTCAAAAAGTGATTGACAAAAAGTTCGTCATGCTTAGAATAAAATCATGACGGACTTTTCACAAAATCAAAAAATCTCACCAAAGACAAATTACTTAATTTCTTTATCAGATAAAAAAGATAGTAAATTTTTTATTACATTAGATAAGCCAGATATTATCTCAAATTTTGTTTCTACAAAAGGATTTTTTTCTGACTTAGATATTTCTGAAATTTCTGAAAAGTACACAGAAATTATTAATGATGTAAAAACAAATAAAAAAGAAATTATCTGTGAGATAATGTTTCCTGTACATAGAGTAAATTTTATAAAAAGCTTAGTATTTAAATCTAAATAATTGGAGAAAAATGGAAAATAACGAAGTAGTTTTTAATGCAGTATTAAAATTCATCAATAAAGTAAAAACATGGGATGGTACCATGACAGATCTAAAATCTGAAGTGGTTTCTTTAGATAAAAATCTAAAAAAAGAAATGCCTAAAAATGCATCAATTATGGGCAAAACCATGCATAATTTAGTATATAAATTGAGGTCAAAAGGAGTTTCTATTAAGTTCCGAAAATCAAATGGAACAAGACTTATTTCACTCAAGACCTCTAAATAAATAATAACTTAACTTAACTTAACTAAAAAAAGATCGTAAAATAAACGTGTTTATCACAAAGAAAAGGATCAAATAATGACATCATATACATTCGGTGAAGTTTCATGGGACGCAGCAAGTGGATCTGGCAAAAAAACAAACATGAAGGATTTATTCCTAAGACTAATGCCAGGAGAGAATGAAGTGCGAGTAGTTACATCACCATTTCAATATACAGTACATAAATACAAAGCAGAAGGTGAGAAAGGATTTGGAAGAAAAGTTCTTTGCTCAGCAACAAGAGAAAACCCAGAGTGTCCATTATGTGCAATGGGAGACAAAGCAAAAAGAAAATATTACATTGGAGTAATTGATCTCAAGACATCATCTTATAAGATTTTAGATATGTCCTATGCAGTCTTTCAGCAAATGGGAGCATTAGTTTCAAATAAACGATGGGGAGATATTCGAGGATATGATATTAATATTCTAGTAAAACCAGAAGCAGGTGCAGTAGGATATTATACAGTGCAGCCTCTAGGAAAAGAGCCACTTTCTCCAGAGCTACAATTAATACGAGATAAAGATGTAGATCTAGATATGTTAAAGAAACTATCTACTCCTCCAACACCAGAGATGGTAAAAGAGAAGCTAGCTAAGATTCACGAGTCTCTAGGCGCTGGCGGACTAACAACAACTTCTGTTGCAAAAGTTGATGTAAAAGGAAAAAAACAACCAGTACCAGTAGCAGATGATTCAGAAGAGTTTGAAGATTATAATTAAACCATAAATAGATTTATGATATAAAGCCCAGTATGAAAATACTGGGCTTTGACATTTCTTCTTCAACAACTGCTTATTGTGTTTTTACAATAGAAAATAAATCTATTATAAAAATAGACCATGGGTTCTTTAAACCACCAAAGAAAGGATCAATATTTGAAAGATTATTATGGGTAGAAAATAAAATAAATGATATTATTCAAAAATATAATCCAGATGAAATAGCAATTGAAGATATTGCTAAATTTATGAAAAATAAAAGCACAGCAAATACTATTATCATGCTTGCTCTTTTCAATAGAATTATTGGACTAACTTGTCATAAATTAAACAAATCTCCAACATTATATAATGTACTAACCATAAGACATCAAATTAAATTATCAAAAATACCACCTAAAAAAGAAGAGATACCACTTCTTTTAGAAAAAAGATTAAATATAAAATTTCCTTATTTATATAATAAAAAACTTGAAATAAAAAAAGAATCATATGACATATCTGATGCTTTTGCTGTTTGTTTAACTCATTGCTTAAAGAAAAAACTAATATGAATACTTTTGAAGCATATAAAATATTTGAATTAAATCAAAATTGCTCTCTTGAAGAAGCAAAGAAAAAACATAAAGAGCTTGTAAAAAAATATCATCCTGATTTAGATATAAATAACTCTTCTAAAATGAAAGAAATAAATCAGGCTTTTGATATTATTAAAAAACATAAAGAAAATGCAATAGTAGATGACTCTATAGAGGATATTATACTTCATAAACATATTTCTTTTAAAGAAGTTGTTTATGGCGGTACTGTTAATGTAAACTATGATAGATTAATTCATTGCGAAACTTGTGGTGGAGAAGGTAAAATAAATAATTGTAAAAAATGCAATGGAAGAGGCTTTATTACAAAAACAATAAAAACTAATTTTGGAATAACAACATCTCAAACAATGTGCTCTTGCAAAAGTGAAAATTTAGAAAGATGTTCAGATTGCTTTGGTTCCGGAAGTACAAAAACAAATGTCAATCTAAATGTAAAAATCCCACCAGGAATTCCTAATAATGGAAAATTACTTCTAAGAAATATGGGTAATTTTTCAAACATTAAAACTATATTTAATGTATTTTCTGGAAGCTATGAAGATGCTATATTAAATATTACATTTGATAGCAATCCAGATTTCTCAATAGTTAATAATAAATTAACAACAAAAATAAATATCTCATACTTAGAGTCTCTAGAAGGTTTTAATAAAGAAATAAAATTACCAGATGACTCGGTTGTTAATATTGAGTCAAATTCTCATATAGACTCATCTAAAGTTTTTAATGTTAAAAACAAAGGAATAGGTTATAATGATGATTTACTAGTAAAAGTAAATATAGAACCATTGGATAATGATAGACTAAACAAAATTATAAAAATATTAAAAAATGTATGATGATATTTTAAAACATTGTAATTATTTATTACATAATTTAGACAATCCAGCTCTAGAATACTTAAACTCTAGAGCTACACAAAACTATTTTGAATTTGGATATTATCCAAAAAATCTTAATTTATTAAAAGATTATTTCTCTGAGCAATATTTAAAAGAACTTAATTTGTTAAAAAAACAAGAAACTTATAATTCTATTTTTTATAATTCTTATTTTAATAACTACGAGCTAATTATTGGATTTAAAAACTTGTATGGACAAACAATAGCTCTTATAGGAAGATGCTTAAAAGATTATAAAGAATTAAATATACCAAAATACAAAAATACAGTTTATAAAAAATCTGAGAATTTGTTTGGATTATATGAGTCTTTAGAAACAATAAAAAAATTAGATTATGTAATTATTTCTGAAGGTCAATTTGATGTAATTAAAGCTTTTGACAATAATATAAAAAACATAGTAGCTGCAAGTTCTTCTAATATTACTCAAAATCAATTTTTTTTATTAAAAAGATTTACTAATAATATTTATGTTTGCCTTGACAATGACGAGGCTGGAGAAATTGGTTTTTCTATGTTTTATAGAAAATATAAAGATTATGCCAATATTAAAAAAATAAATCTTCCACAAGAATACAAAGACATAGATGAGTTTTTAACAGAAAATCCAAATATGGATCTTAACCCAAATTATCTTTTTGACTTATAATACTTCTAACTTTTTTTACACTTATTTTTAATATTTTTGAAATTTCTATTTTTGTATACTTTTGATTAAAGTACATATCAAAAACTTGATCTTGATCTATAAATTTTATATTGTAGAGCTTTCCATTTTTTATTTTTTTAATTTTAATTTTATTTATATTGTATTTTTTAGACAAAACATCAAGACTTTCATTTGAGTTTTTAATTTCAAAAACTTCTGATTGGTTTAGTTTTCTATGCTTTTTTAAAGTAGCTTGATAAGTATTGTCTTTATAGATTTTATTATTTAATATATTTCTTATTGTAGTCTTTGAAAAATTATGTTTGTTTGCAAGATATTCTACGGAATATTTTTTAGATCTTATTTCTTCAATAATTTCATTTGTCATTCTTTTATTAACAGGAGCTTTTCCTACTCTTGCTTTTCTTAATTTATGTAGTTTTTCAGTAGAAACTTTTTGATACATATTAGCAATTTTTATTTTATATTTATGCTCTTCAATAAATTTTTTACCTGTATTTGTTCCAGGTTTTCCAATAGAAGCAATTGATATTGCTTTTTTATGTTCTTCGGTAAACTTTTTACCCAAGAGTGGCGATTGGTTTGTTTCGTAGAATTTATACAGTGAATCTGAGATTTTCTGTCGTATAGACTCAGGTACTCCGAAGACTCCACCACCTGTATGGATATTGTATCCTTTTTCTAGGTTTCTTGCGTCGAAGAATAAAATATACTCTTCTTCTTTTTTATTCGCCTCTTCTCTGGTTTCTACCGAATCTATTTTTTCAAATTTAAAATTATTGATTCCATATTTTTTCATTGCCTTGGTAATTAATTGGTCATGATCTTCAAGCTTAGAAGCGTGTTTGTATTGACTCCATCTTCTATTTAAATTATTTGTTTGCCCAATATATATTTTACCATTAATTAAATTTGTAATTTTATATATATAAATCATAACAAAAATTATAGCAGCTTTTGCTGCTTTTTTTATTTTTAAATATACAAAATTTACGGATAGGTGTAGCTAAAAACTATGTTTTACTCTAGAGTCTAGAATAAAACATAGTTTTATGCTAGCACCTAGAAGCGCTCGCTTTACAATAAAAATATTTTATTCTAGACTCTAGAGCAAAATCACTAAATATAGTGTTTTTAAGCATAAAATATTAGTTTTGCTCTAGAGTCTAGAATAATAAAAATAGTAAATTTAATATTTTAACAAAATTAAAAAAATACTTTATTCTAGACTCTAGAGCAAAATCACTAAATATAGTGTTTTTAAGCATAAAATATTGGTTTTGCTCTAGAGACTAGAATAATATAAGTAATATAGTTTATATAATTTTGATATATTAAGAAATTGAATATATTTTAAAAAGGCATGGATGAAAAAAGAGAATAACAGAGTCAATAGGTCGTCACGTTACCAGTACCTACTCTTAGAAACAGTTTGTTCAAACGATATGATGGAAGCTTTTTCAAATCAAGAATCAATTGGTTTTAGGATAGATCCATTTAAGCATCACGAACAAATTATAGATTTGCAAGAAGAGTTAAGAAAAGAATTTTGGAAAGTAGTAGATGCTTGTTTAACGGATAGACAAAAGCAAGTAATTAAGTTAGTATGTGAAAATAAAACTCAAATGGAGATTGCAAAAATTCTAGGAGTAAATCAATCTAGCATTACAAAATCTTTGCATGGCAATGTTGATTATAAAAATGGTAGAAAAGTATATGGAGGAGCTTCTAGAAAAATAATTAAAAGCTTAGAAACAAATGAAAAAGTACAAGAGATCTTAACAAAAATAAATGAGCTAAGAGAAGAAAAATACGAATAAAACTTAAATTAATTTATTATTTGTATTCTAATATATTTTTTTTGTATTTCAAAACAGCTTCGGTTATTTCTGTATTATGTTTAAATTTTTCATGTATTTTATTAATCAAACTATTAAAATTGTAAGACTCTAAAATATTTAATGTTAAAATCTTAAATAATACCCATTTTGCATAATTTTCGTTATTTATTATTTCATAATAATTTTTAGAAACAAAATTTTCTAAAACCTCAAGTTCATTTTCTTTATCAATATCTGCTAATTGAATTTTTGAACTATCATAATAAGAACTTTCTAATTTAGATTGATAATTATCTGCATCTATATATAATTCAGAATAGTCTTCTAAAGAGTCATAGTTAACAACATCATATTTTGTATTTTCTGATAATGCTTTTATAAATTCATTTTCTATTTTTAAATTTTTATTTGGATACATTGAGTCTAATAAAATAAAATTTATTCTAGAAGAGCTTTTTCTGCCTTTAACAATTCTTACTAAAGATCTAAAAAGCATTTCTTCGCCTCGGTTTTTAAAATCTTTTTCATTTGTTAAGTAGATAATACCTACATTTTTCATAAGAGCAGTACCTATTGAAGAACCTCTTATAATAGAAGATCCAAATATATCTTGACAAGATTGCCAAGTAGATCTTGAACTCATTAATAAGATATCATTAGGATCTGTTGAAAAAACAATTGTAGCCTCCATTGGCTTTCTAATTTCTTTTGAATATTCTTTAAATCCATTTAATTGTTCTAGTGGTTTTAAATTATTATATTTTTTTTGTAAATTTGAATATATATTTGTAATTTTTTGATTTTTATTTAATTGACCATCTTTTGTTTTTATATTTTCATCAAAAGAATTATTTATTAGTAATTTGCTCAAATCTTTATCTAATAAAATTTTTACTATTTCGTTTTCATATATTTTTAATAACTGAGCTTTTATAGCCAAAGCAAATGTTTCAATATTTTGATTTTCTATTTTAGGCTCAAGAAATATTTTTTTTCTAAAAGGTTTTAAGTCTAATAAATCTTTTTCTACTTCATCAGGTGTTTGTAATATATCGGGATGATTTTTAATATCTTCTGGAAACCAATTTGGAACCTTAGCATATTTATTTAATTCATAAGCTATTTTGTTTAAATTAAACATCTTGTTATTATTGAATATTAGTAATATGAGCTTGTTAAAATATTTTTATAAAATAGCAATGGATTTGCCTGAATGGATGCCTGAGTGGATAAAGAAAAATCCTCAAATAAAAAAGGCTCCAAATAATATGGTCAAGGAATTTCCTTTTAATGACTTTGTTAAAAAAATAAAAGATGATGAAGATTTAAAAAGTATTAATGATGGAGTAAATGAAATTTTTGCAAGAAATATTAAAACATTTATTGAGCGATTAATTATTTTTATCAAGCTTTTGACTAATAATCAAGTTTTAAATATTTTAGGAGTTGGTTCAGATAAGGCAAATTTATTTATAAAAAAAAGAACAAAAATTCTTAATTTATTTAATTTTATAAATGACATTGACACTATTAAAGATGCTTTAGAAAACAAATATGTTACAATAGATAAAAATCAATATAAAATTTTTAAAATAATTCAATCTGGAATTGATTTTTCAAATGAGTATTCTAGTTTAATTTTATCTGGAGCTAATGCTACAAAAAATAATAACTATATACATAAATTATTTAACAATACAAGAAGGATTGAGACTATAGATGGATTTTCTTTATTTTCTAATAAAAACGGAAATAACGGTATTTTTATTGTTTTTTCTACAAAAGCCGAAGATATACTAAGAATGTCTAGTAGTTCTAATTGGACAAATTGTCAAAACATATTTTCTGGTGTTGCAAATCAATCTTTAGTTGGAAGTGTGACACATTCTGGAACAGGAATTATATATATTACAAATAAAAAAGATTTTAAAGGAACTGGAGAAGAAATTATATATAGATCTATAGTTAAGCTATTAAAGTCAAAACAAGATGGGTCTTATGCTTGTTTATTAAGCACAATTTATCCTATAGAATTATCTCAAGTATCTAATTTATTTAAAAAAGCTATAGAAGAAAAAGGGGTAAAAGTTTTATTAAAAACTGATAATATAAATGATTATGAGCTTGTTTTTACTGAACAAGATTATGAATATGTATATAACTCATATGAAGAACCTAAACTAAATAAGCCAGAAAAATTTAATTTATTTGACGTATCATGGGAATCGGCAAGAGAGTTTTTCAACGCCGATTTATTTGAAGAAGCATTATCTAATAAAACAAATAGAGAGGTTTTATTTAAAAAAATTAAAAGAAAAGTAGATGCTTTTGATGCTGACGAATCAAAAGTATTGTATGATCTTAATATTTTTTTAAATAAAAATGGAATTTCAGATTTATTATATAATGAATTTGTTAAACTATATGGGTCTTGGAAAATAGAGCAAAATACTTAAATAAAAATTAATAATATTGAATGCTTATTATGAGTAAATATAGTGATTATATTTTTTTATTAAACAAAATAGCGGCGCCTCCTGCTGCTAAGCCTGTTCCTAGATTTAAACCACCCAATATTAATACATTACCTAAAAATAGAAGAATTAATACTACAAATATTACTTCTAAGCCTACAAGATTTTCTGGTAAAGATAAAATTACGTTTGATGAATCTGGAAAGCCAATTATTCCTAGAAGTTTTTTAAAAGAAGATGGCACTCCAAAAGACCCATTAGCATTAAAGCAATCAGTTTTAGAAGCATTTAAGGCAAATAAAATAAAAGAATTAAAAGCTTTAGATAAAAGTAAAAATATTGAATTATTGCAACAAAACTTAAAAGCACACATTCAAAGATCATTATTAATAGAAAAGTTTAAATCTCCATTAGTAAGTAGATCATTAAAAGTAATAGGAGCGCTAGCAATATTGTCTTTTTTATTTTCTGGAAAAAAACCTACTTCAAAAAACCCAGATGTAATAGAATTTATAGATCAGCCATTGTATGATACAAAAATAATTAATGCAGCAGAGCTTGCTAAAAATTTAAATACATTTGCAGATCAAGTAAGTAATGAAACAATAAAACAAAAGTTAAAAAAGCTAGCTTCAATATTGACTAGATTATCTGCAATGAATGTAGATTTAACAAATAAAGAAACTGCATCAAAGTATGCAAAAGTCATAACATATGTTGATAACTCAATAACATCTGTTGTTTATGATTTAGATGCAAATAATATTTCAGGAGAGCCTGTAAATGATTTAAAGAAATACATGTTATTAATTCAATCTATGAGAGAAGTATGAGTTTAAATAAAAAGGCAAATAATTTTTGCAAGATATGTAATGGATATGCAGCAGCTATAGCTGGTGTACTTATGTTAGTTACACCATTTATTACTCAATTTGTAGATAAGGCTCAAGATGGAGATAATTTAAAACAAGATTTAGATTATGTAATTAAAAATTTAAATGAGTATAAAAAAGCTTATGGTTTTGGAAAATATGAAGAAGAGTTTTCTATTTTTTTAAAAAACTGTAATATTTTGTTAGAAATAGTTGATTCTATGGACAATGTAAATAATCCTAAAATATTAAATATAATAGAGCAATATATGACTGCTTCTCAAAAAGTAGAAGAGTTAGGAATGGCTTGTAAAGGTTATTTAGATGAAATGAAAGGTGTTGCTAGTAAGACGTTTGATGCCGCCAAGATGTTTTTAGCTGGATATGATACCGTTACTAGTGCTTCAGAAAGAGGGATAGATAATTTATATAAAAGATTATCTATGAATAGACCTAAAATAGAAAAGTTATATAAGCAGTTATCTACAAAAGTAAAAGAAGAGTTAGGTAAAGCAGATATACCTGAAGAATTTAATGATTTAGAAGCCAAGCAAACTCCATTAGATGAGTTTGCAGGAATTTCATTTTAAATAATAATATAAGTTTTATGATTAATTTAAAATAAATAATAGATTATATGGAGAAAAATGCAAAAGTTTACAGTAAACTATGATTTATTAAAAAAGTATTCAGGCAAATATCTAGATTATAATGAAGTAAAAGATAAGCTAGTTAAAGTTGCTTTTGACTTATATAAATTAGAAGATGACAAAGCTGCTAGATTATGGGAAGTAAATAAAGCAGATGATGGCAATTATATTGTTGCTTTATATAGTGAAGATCAAGATATTGAAAAAAAGAGCAATTGGGATGTTCAAATAAACAAAGCAGCTAATAATGTAAATTTTTATTATAAAGGCGAGTATGTTACTAAATTATCCGAAAAGCAATTAGGGATAAAGTTAGAAGATGCAAATTCATTGCCCGAAAAATTATCTTCAAATAAGAATTTAGTAAATGCATTATTAAAAAATGCAGATGTAAAGACAAAAAATAATTTAGTTAGCAAGTATCCAGAATTAGCTTAATATGGAATAAAAATATGAATAAAAAAATTGAACAATCTATCCTATCACTAGGTAAACAATTAAAAGACTCAGAGCTAATATCAACTAGCTTTATGCTATCTAAATTAAAAAAGTATGCATCTGAGAACCCACAAGATAAGACTATTGGTTCTCTAAAGATTGTATTTGCAAATTTAGAGAATAATAAAAAAGGTTTTATTACAAGAAAAGAATTGAAAGATTTGTATTCAAAACATTACACATTTAAGACCTCATTTGCATCATTATTTGAAAATGAACTAGGTGAAAAAGAAATAGAGCCAGAAATTAAGACTGCTCAAAATATAAAACCATTAGATTTTAACAAATATGCTGCTGATGAGAGTTTAGTTAAATTAATGGGTGGTTTAATTAAGGAAAATACTGGCTGGGTAAGTGCAGATCTGGTCAAAAAAGCAGAGAGAAAAATAGCCTCCGATTTAAACTTTTTGGATTATGCCCCAAAATCAGTAAAAGTATTAGAGTCAAATAAAGACATATTGCTAGCTGTAGCTTCATTTGAAACTCCAAAAGGCTTAACAGAGGTTTATGTACCAATGACATCTAATTTAGAAGCTAGCGTGTTTATTGGAAATAATGCTGTTGATTCTTTAAACAAAGAATCTTTAGCAAAATACATAGTTTCAAACTCTGGTCAAAGATTAAAAACAGCAAGCAAGCAAGTATTTGATCAAATAAATGCTTATTTTAAACCAAAAGAGTCAAAAACTGAATTAGCTATTACATCATTAAAGGTTTCAAAAGCAAAAGAGTCTTTAAACTTAACAAATCCTATATTAGCATATAAGATTGCAGAAAATAAAGAAACAATTGTAGAAATACCAAAATCAAATGAGTTTTCTTCATTGGAGGAGAAATTTGCATCTCCAGTAGGAATTGCATTAGAAAATTTTGGAGAAAAAGGATTACAAAAAGCAGCGTCAGTATTGGAGTCTACATTAAACCAAGTAAATTCACCTCCATTAAAAATAAAAGTAGCAGGTAGTACAAGCAATACAATTAATTTTGATGTTCAGTCTAAATCAGGAAAAACATATTCTGTTGGTGTAAAAATGGCAGGATCTAATCCATTATCACCAGAATTTGCTATTGTAAATGGATATGTAAGAAAAATTAATGCATCATTTGAATCTTCTTTAAATGAAGAGTCTTTAGATAAAAAATCATTTGCAAATATCTCTAATTTGTCTTTAATGAGCGGAGAGCAGTTAATTAGTTTTGCTAAGAATTTATTAGAAAACAAAGAGCTATCTAAATTAGAGATTGTATTAGAAGCAATTAAAGAAAAAGATCTTGATTTATATAAAAACGCTTATAAATTAATACTAACAGATGGTTTAACAAAACAAGCTTCTACAATACATAAATGTGCAAAATTGATTACTTCACCAAATAGTATACATAAAGTATGTTCACACACTGGATTACCAGAGAATAAAATTTATGTAGATCAAAATGGAAATTGTAGACAAATTCATAGTAAAGATATTGTCGCTGAAACAGGATTTTTTTCAACAGCTAGAATTTTAGGATAAAAATGTTTAGTAAAATATTATTTAAGTTAGCAAATGAATTGGGCGGAAATACTAAAAATGTATTTTTAGCTAGAGTTTCTAATTTGTTAGAAGAGTTTTCAAATACAAGTGTAGCAAGATCTGGAACTCATAAAGAATTAAAAAATCTTATGAGAAGAAAAATATTTAGTATTTTACCAGAATCTATTTCAAAAATAGAAAACGATTTAAAAGAAATATTTGCTTCTGCTCAAGAAGCTCAATCAGATGAAGAAATTTCTTCTTTAGTACATAATGATTTAACTGTTCTTTTAAAATATTGTTTAGAATTTAAAGAACAATCAAGAAAAGAAGAGCTTATACAACAATTTGTTAAAATATTAAATATAGCAAATAAATCTGAAAATAATTTATTCAAGGCATTTGCCCTTGCAGATGCAATAGCTCATGACATGGTTTTATGGTTTTGTAGTTTAATTGAAGATGTAATTGAATCTACATTAAAATCTATGGGACAAAGCTATGAGCGAGAAACCGATAAATTTAAAAAAATGACAGCTCCGGGTAAAAGATCTGAAGCTGGAATAGCCAAATATCCATTAGTAGAATATCTTGGATTTATAAGAAAATATGGTCCAAAAATAGGATTAGGTGATGTTGGATTACAAGAAGGCAGCACTGATAAAGGATCCAAACAATTATCTTATTTATTAGACCAAGATCCAAATCTTTTTGGAAGGGTAATTAAATTAATAATAACAGTCATTCATGGTGGAATAAAAACCCCTGAAAAACTAAATAATGTAAATCTTATGGCTCAATCAATAAATAGAGATTTGCTAGAATTTAATTTCCCAGAAAAATTAAAAGCATCTAAAAGCTCTGGAAAATTTACTTACACAGAAAGTGATTTAGATATTAGAAATGAATCCATTTCTGAGCAAGATAAGATTTTCTTAAAAGACCTAAAACAACTTATTGATTCTGAAAAAATAATTCCATTAAAAACAATATCTGAAAAATTACCAGCATTAGAGGCGATGGTATTAAGAACAGAACTAGAAGATAGTGTAAAAGATAACTTTGCAAGAAAAATAAGAATCTTTTTTGATTCTGTTTCAAAAGAAATTCCAGTAATAGCTAAAAAAGAAAAATCAAATGAAAGATTAAAAGCTATTAGCGATAGTGATTATCAAAAAGCAATGAAGCCAATTAGAGAAAGAAAATTAGCTTTAACAAAAGAATTTAAAGATTTAGTAAATAATTGTTATTCAGAAGTATTTGATAAAATAATGAATCAAATGTATTCTAATTTAGAATCAATAGCTGAGTTAAAAATTAGAAAAGAATTAGGGTTAATAAAATGAAAACATCGGAACTATTAAATGCAATAGCATCTTGGCTAGAAAATTCAGAAAATGAAGCTATTTTATTAGCAGAACATAATGATGATTGTTTAAAAGTTGTAGCAGAGTCATGTGTACAAGCTGCAACAATATTAAGATTAGCAGCAGATCATACAGATACATTAGAAGAAGATGAAGAGTCAAATATTACTCCAGAAAATGTAGAAAAGCTAGCTTCTATTGCAAGTGCATTTGATAGTTCTGGAGATGAGGATTTAATAAAGCAAGCATCATTGATAGATGAATTATTGCTTACAATATCTTCATCAAAAGATGCTGTAAGAGCAAAAAGAGCTGCTGATAATGAAAAAATAGAATTATTAAAAAAAAAGTATAATGATTCTAAAACAAAACAAGATGAATTAAATAAAAAGCCTGAAATGGAAAAAGCTTTAAATAATTCTGAATATTTAAAAGAATATAGACCAATGCAATTTGGTTTACAAACAAGATACTGTCCAGATCATCCTGGAGTCATGTTACAAAGAATATCAGATCATAAAGGACAATGTCCTTTAGATAAAAAAGTTTATGATTTTCAAAGTGGATTTTCTTTAATCAATGGAACAAAAGTGCCAGGTACAAGTGTTGAAGAGCAGTCTAAAATGGATGTAATTGATCACACATCTGATTTTTCAACAAGAGAAAATAGATTAGCAAAATAATTTTTATATAAAAAGACATAATTATATGTCTACTACAGTTTTAGATAAAATATTAGAACATCCAGACAAAGATGAAATTATTTCAAAATTAATTATAGATATTTCAGAAAAAGATATTCATGATTGGTTGGATACAAAATACTGTAATCCTGGCGAATCTAAATTTGTTCTTTCAGTTTCTAGCTTAAAAGATTTTAAAAAAGATTATTTAGATATTTATTCTAAAATAAAAGAAGATATTCTTAAAGTAAGAACTCAAGGATCTAGCGCTGATCTTTTATTAAATAATAAATCTTATAGAGATAAAATAATAAAAACAGCTGATATGAAGTTAGATATTGAAGAAAAAATGATTCGATTGATTGAAAACATTGAAGAAAGAGCGGCTCAAACATTTGATAGAATGTCTAATCAAGATATTGATTTTAAAAAAGATTCTATAGTTATAAGCTATTTAAATTCTTTAGGAGATGCTTTATCAAAGTATTATGAAATAAAAGAAAAGCAAGAAAAAAAAGAACAATTAAATGTTACAAATATAAATAATACAAATATTACAGTTCAAGTATTAGATCAACAAGTTTCTATATTTTATGATGTTTTTAAAAAAGTATTAAGCACTTTAGATTTTGAAACCTCAATGAAATGTTTGGATTTATTTAATCAAGAATTAAGTAAAGCAAAATTAGCCAATACTAAAGAATTTACATTAGAACAGCAAATAGCTGAAGTTAAACTTTTAGACACAACAATTCAGAAAAGACTAAATGAATAAACTAGAACTTTTATTTGAGAAAATTAACAATGATATTGTAAAAGAGGCTTATCCTAATTATTCATATAAGGAGCCAGAAAAACAATATGATTTAAATAAATGGGTTTTAACCATGCAAAAAGCCCAATCTATGGTCAATCAAGGTATGGATAAATATTCATCTATTGATCAAGTAACCAAAGGGTGGGGAACAAAAGAGTTAAATGATTTTCTAAATTGGATGAAATACTATGAAAGTGGTGATTTTGTAAAATATAAATTTGCATCGTTGTATGATAGCCCAACAAATCCTGGCTATTATTTACATATAAAAAACAATAATGAATTTAAGCCAGATTTTAATAAAGCAGAAAGTGCAGAAGAAACAGAAGATTCTGAGTCTGAATCTGAAGAAGAAAAACAAAATCAAGTAAATAAAGTAAGAGAAAAAGTTTTATCTAGATTAAAATCAATAGATAAAGTTATTGATTCTGAATATGGTAAAGAGCTATTAGGTTCTGGATATGATGAATTTGTTGAGTTGGTTTATAGTTTAATGAAAAAATTTAGAAAGCTAAAAAAAGCCTCTAAATCTATGACAACTTATAATGATTTAATTATACGCGAAGCAAATATTTGTTTAAAAAATAAAAAGCAAGAACATTATGAGTTTTTGTTAAAAGTAGCCCAAACAGCAGCTCCAACACCAGCTCAAAATATTCCTCCAACAGAGCCAACAGGATCTCCTTCTTTATTGCCATCTCAAGGACCAGGAATGGTTCCTCCACCAAATAGTACCCCAGATTTGGCAACACCTAAAGGAAAAGGAATAAAAGATTTTGTTAATAAATTAAAAGGAGATCTTTCTTCTATGGAAGAAGATCATCAAAAAGCTGAAGATACTATATTAGTTACAGAGGCTCAAGTTATACCAATCAATCAAGCAAAAGACGGTTTAAAAAAACCAGAACCACCTACTGTAAAAAATAATTATGACGCAGCAATAGATAATTTATTTGCTAATGTAAAAATAGAAGATGTTGTTCAAAAGTTAGAAAGCTTATCTCATATATTTAAAGAAAGAGAAATTCCAAGACAGTTAGCCATTGTTGATATGATGTTAAGCGCATTAAATCTAAGCCCAATGTTTCCTGGTTTGTCTGAATCTCATAATAAAGCATTGGAATCAAACAATTATATTTTAACAAGAGTTGATGATATTTTATCAAAACTAAGAGGCGCAACAAAAACACCATTAATAGATTTAGAAAATAAAGATAAGCAAGTAAATGATCCTAGAGCAAAACAAATTAAAGAAAACTTGCAACAAGAAGAAGCCTTAGATAATAAAAAGAAAGAAATGAGAAAGCAGCTTGAAAATGAGGCTTTAAAAGAAACACCAGAAATAGAAATTACAGAAGAGCCAGCACCTCAAGTAGTTCAAGAAAAACCAGCACCAGCACCAGCCCCAATTCCACCTAGAGCTTAATGAAACTAAAAGAGCTTTTAAATGAAATTAATGTAGTTTCTAAAAACTTTAATACATCAAGACCATATATTTGCGGTGGTGTTGTAAGGGACAAATATATGGGAAATCTATTAAAAATAAATGATGTGGATATTACAACAGGAGATGAATCTATAAAGCTATTAGGCTCAGAATTTTATAACAAATTCAAAGATAAATATAAAATAAAAACAGAAATTGCAAATGATGGTCATAGAACGATTGCATTTGGAAATTTAAAAATAGATTTTTCAAGTAACTACATTACTCCTGAAATTGAAAATATTGTTGGTAGAAAGTTATCTTTGCTAGAACAAGAAACATTTAGTAGAGATTTTACATGCAATGCAATGATATCAGATTTAGACTTGACAAATATTAAAGATATTACTGGCAAATCTTTTTCTGATATTAAAGAAAAAATAGTAGATACATGCATTGCTCCTGAAAAAACATTTATTCAAAAAAATAGAGCTATTCGATCTATTTATTTAGCTGTAAAATTAAATTTTGGAATACATAAAAGAGTTGTTGAGTATTTATCAAAATATCCAATAATGATTCAAAATGGATCTATAAAAGGTTTAAAAGAAAAAGTAAAATATTGTTTTGAAAAAGATAAAGATAAAACATTATATTATTTAAACAAAACAAATATGATAAAATTTATACCACCCGGAATAGAAAATGAGTAATCCTACAGCCAGAAAGTTATTTTTTAAAAACTATGATTATATTGAGGATTCAACAGGTCCAGGTGAGGGATTTTATCAAAACATGCATAAATATAAATCTGTAAAAGATTTTTTTAAAAAGAAAAGGCTAAGAAAAAAAGCATTAAATATGCTATTAAAAATAGCCAATGAAGACGAGCAATATAAGATTGATAGAACTTTAGAAAGTTTACCAGGAGATGAAAGCTCGACTATTAATCAAACGACTGGAAGAACTTATTTAATAGCACCTAATTATGATAGTGAAGATAAAAGACCAGATCAATTATTGTTTCCATTTATAGAGCAAGAAAATCCTATAGCTGACAAGCCATCAGATAAGTTTAATTTTATTATAAATCAAGAGCCTGGGTTATATGGAGATGAAAGAGAAATATCTAGAGAGGATTTAGAAAATGAGTATACGGCTGATTTAAGATACGGTGTTACTGATTCTATGAATGAAACATATAAAAATGTAGTATTTTGATATTGAGGTTAAATGTTAATTACAGAAGCACAAATAATAATAGATGATCAAGAGTTAGAGCAAGAAGATGGTGGAGAAGATACTATGGTTGTACAATCTCCTGTTGGTCAATTACATGTACATGATGATTCTCATGGAGTTCAAGTTCAAGATCCTAATGATGTTAAAATTACAATATCAGTAGATATGCCAGAGTTTGATTCTCCTGTTCCTGGAATGAATCCACAAGAAGCTGAAAATGTATTATTAGTTTCAGATACAGATGAAGATTCAGAAGATGAAAAAAAAGAAGAAGATGACTCAGAGGCAAAAGATAAAAAAACAAATCCTAAATGGAATTGGAAAGAAAGAGGTGCTTCTGGATTCTTAGAATGGCTAAAAGAAAGATTTGTTGATGTTCCAAGACATTCTGGAAAAGACTCTGCTGGTATTGAAAGAGCAATGGCTTATCTAAACAAATTAGATTCTGAGATATCAAAAGCTATGAAAATGGATGTTGATGGAGAATTAGATGCAGATAAGATTGAAAAAATAAGATCTAAAATAGAGGATGGAATAACAGCATTAGAAAAGGCTTTAAAGAAAATTACTAAAGGTAAAAAAGACAAAAGAAAACAAGCAGGATTAGATGATGAAGGTTTAGTTAAAGAAGCTAAAATTGTTGGATTATCAGGTAATCATGTTCAAGTGCCTTTGTTAATTTCTGCATTGGCAAGAATGTGTATAAATAGTACAGTTTCAGCTGGTCATTCTATGGAAGATAATATAGAAAAAGTTGCTTCTAAATTTAAATTATCAGATAGAGAAAAATTTGAATTGTCCTTTTTGTTACAAGATATGGGATTTCCAATTCGAGCTGATAGATTTTATTTAGATGTAATGGAAAAACCAAGAGATAAAAGCGTAGATGGTTTTGATTATGCAGCAAATTATAATGCTTAATTAAGCATTAAAATATGATAAAAAAATCTTTTGAAAAAGAAATTTTAGATACATATTGGGCAGAATCTTTAAAAAACAAGCTAAATAAAATAGCTGTACAACCTAAAAGAGTTGATGATTTATTATTTAGGGTAAATGAGGTTGTAGATTCAAAAAAATCAAAATTTTCTTCCGTCGAAGACAAAGTTTCTGAGATGATAGAAAGAAGTGGTTTAGCTGCATATTTAAAAAACAAAAAAATTAAATTATCAAAAAAGGCTGAGCTACAACAAGAAACTTCAAATGAAACAATTGAAAGTTTTAAGAAATATCCTAACATAAAAAAGACAATAGACAATATTATTGAAGATTCCAAAGGGACTTTGCCTGTTATTGGTATTGTTGATAAAGTTAGTAGATTGCATGAAAAAGAAATAAAAGATAATACATTATTTCAAGACAATGGTTTAAAAAAATATATAGCTCAAAAAAATTTAGAATATAAAGCCAAGCCAGAAGTATCTAATAATTTAGGCAAAAATTTTCATTCAATAGAACAAGATGAACAAGATTTATTCTTAGATACGTTGAATAAATAATATATTATTATGCAAGATATTGAGAAAGATTTTTTTAACAAATTAAAATCAAAAATTTATTCAATAGACCCAATAAAATTTTGTGAAAATAATTTAACAATTGATGGTGCACCATTTTCATTTTCAAAAAGAGGATATAAGCCATTCATTGATATTTATAGATACATTGGAATTAAAGCATTAGAAGAAAATGCAAAACCATTGGTATTAGTAAAAGGTCGTCAGGTTGGAGGAACAACCATGGCGTTAGGTTTAGAAATGTATTTTATGGGTTGTGGTTTATTTGGGATTAATGGAAAGCCACCTATTAGAATTATACATGCCTTTCCAAATTTAGAGCAGGCGGCAAGATATACAAAATCAAAAATGGATCCAATGATATCTGATTCTATTAAAATTGGAACAGATAAAAAAGGAAAACCATTATCTTATATGGAGAGTTTATTAGATAATAATCAAATAGGAGATTCTCTTAAATTTAAAAGATTCGTAAATGGGAATCATATTTGGATTGAATCTACAGGATTGGACGCAGATAGAATTAGAGGTTTAACAGCAGATGTTATTTTTTTTGATGAGTGCTTTCCATATTATCAATATATTAAAACTGAAGATGGAAACATACCAATTGGTAGATTATATAATTTATATAAAAAAAATCAAAAATTACCAAAAGTATTAACATTTAATGAGTTAACCAAACAATTTGAATATAAAAATATAAAACAAGCATGGAAAAGAGAAAAAAGAGAGTTAGTACAGTTAATATGTAAAAATAGAAAAATAAAATGCACGCCTAATCATAAATTTTTAACATTAAATGGTTGGAAAGAAGCTAGAGATATTTCTAATAATGAAAGCATTTTATTATCAAACTCTAATTATTGTTCTGTAAAATCTGTTTTATATAAAAAAGAATTTGATTATGTTTATGACATAGAGGTTGAAGATAATCATAATTTTATAGTATCTTCGTCAAAAAAATCTAAAAATGGATTGGTAGCACATAATTGTCAAGATACACCTGGACCTGCATTAACAAATGCTACAAAGATTTTAAGATCATCTAAATATGGAAGACCTACAAAAGGAGTTCAAGTATATTTTGGTACTCCAAAGAAAAAAGGTTCTGATTATTATAAAATATGGATGAATTCAAACCAACAATATTATCATCTAGGTTGTGAAGAGTGCAAAAGATATTTTCCATTGTATACTCCAGAATCAGATGATTGGGAAAATATTTGGATAGAAGATTTTACAGTAAAATGCCCTCATTGCAAGCATTTGCAAAACAAATTAGATGCAGCAGAACGAGGAAAATGGGTAGAAACAAAACCATTATCTGAATGCGAGTATATTGGATTTCATATAAACATGTTATTTGCACCTAATGCTAGAAAGCAAGATATTATATCTGAAAAGCCAAATATTCATCCTATCAATACAGAAAGAGTTTATAGGAATGAAGTTTTAGGAGAGTTTTTTCAAGGAGATTCTACTCCAATTACAATTGATGAATTAATAGAAAAATGTGGAGATATGGATAGAAGATTTTCTAAATATATTCCACCAGATTCAGGAAAACTTATGTTTCTTGGATTAGATTATGGTTTAAAAGCCGACTTAGAGCAACAAGCAAATACAGATAAAAAAGGTTCAGGTCAATCATATTCTACAGCTATTATTGTTTCCGTAAAAGATGCTGGATTGATTTCTATTGAATTTGCAATGAAGTTTAAGAAAAATGATCCTACATATAAAAAAGAATTAATTGATGAGTTAATGAGAAACTACTCTATTAATTTAGCTGTAGGAGATATTGGATATTCAAATGACTTGTCTACCGATTTATCTGATTTGTATGGAGACAGATATCTTGTATCTAGAGCAATGCCTAAAATTATAAACCCATTTAAAGCAAAATTTTTAAATGAATTAAAACCAAAAGAAATACAATTTGATAGAGATTTTTATATAGGAGAGTTGTTTGATAAATTTAGATCGGGAAAAATTAGATTTCCATTATCAAACAAAGATTATGAAAAAATAGCTTGGTTATTACAACATTGCTCTTCAATGGAAATAAAACCTAAACTATCAAATGTTGGAGAACATTCAATTCATTATGTAAAAGGTTCAATACCAAATGATGGTTTAATGGCATTATTAAATGCATATATAGCATATAAGTTTTATGTAACAAGTTCTTTTAAAGATATGAATTTTTTATCTAACAAACAAGCAAATTTAACTAAAAAACAAATACCTTTAATATTAGGATATGTGCCTAGATATTGATATACTTTAATTTAAGGATAAATGAATAATTTAAACAAACCCAAAATAACACCAGATATGTTGAAATCAGTTTCTCCATATAGAAGAGAAATGCTTGAGCAAGAAGTAGAAGCTGGGCTTTTTTCTGACGGTAGACCTACTTCAGAAATAGAAAGAAATAAATTAACTGCTAATTCATATGTAACTGGTGGTATTTCTAAAAGGGCTCAAGTAAGTTCTCCTGGAGGTGGATACAGAGGATCAAATGATTCGCCTAAACAAGCTCCAGATATTTATTCTCCTTTATGGTTAACATCTAATTTATCTTTACCAAGAGATAGAGCTACAATCAATGCATGGTGTAGATCTTTTTTTGCTTTAAATGGTATGGTTCAAAATGCCATTACATTACATTCTACTTATCCAATAAGCAAATTAAATATTAAGTGTAAAAATAAAGAAATAGAAAAGTTCTTTTCAGAAATGTCTGAAGAGTTAGACTTAATGAATATTTGTGTTCAAATTGCTCAAGAGTTTTGGTTATTAGGAGAAGCATTTCCTTATTTAGAATTAGATGAGTCTACAGGAAAATGGTCAAGAATTGTCTTACAAAATCCTGATTATATTTCAGTAAAAAGAAGCAATATCGAAAATGAACCTCTTATTATGTTAAAGCCAGATGAAAATTTAAAGAAAATTATTACATCTGGAAAACAATCAGATATTGAGCAAAGAAAACAATTAGATCCATACATTATCGAATGTGTTAAAAAGGGTCAAAATATTCCATTAGATAATTTAAACATTACGATGCTTGCAAGAAAAATAGCACCTTATGAAGTTAGAGGGACAGGATTGCCTGTATCTGTGTTTAGGCAGTTAATGTTGTTTGATAAAATCAGAGAATGTTATGATGAAGAAACTCAAGTATTAACTGAAGATGGTTTTAAGTTTATTTATGAGTTATTAGAATTTACAGAGTCAAATAATAATATTGTTGGCTTATATAAAGATAAAAAAGTAAAACTAAAAGATAATATAAAAATAGCATGTTATGATAAAAATTTAGATACTATAAAATATCTAAAGCCAAAAAACTTTATGATATCAAATTATTCTGGAGAAATGTTGCATTTTAAAGGAAATAAAATTGATATTAAAGTTACACCAAATCATAAAATGCTTTTTAAAGAAAAAAAGCAAAAAAATAAAAAAACAATATATTCTGAATATTTATCAAACCAAGCAAGTTATTTAGCAAGTAAAAAAACAAACTTTAAATTCAAATCAATTGCAAGTTTTGAGCAAAAAGAAACTTGTAGTACAATAAATATATTAGGCAAAGAGCTTGATAAGTCTTTATATTTAAAAGTACTTGGTTATGTAATATCTGAAGGGTGTGTTTATAAAAACTATAAAAACAAAAGATATGATAATTCATTATCAGTTTCTCAAGCAATTGATTCTGATTGCTATGAAGATATTAAGTCATCATTTAATGAATTTGCCAATAATCTTGGATTGCATGTTTCAAATAAAATAGTAAAAAAAGATGGTTTAAAAGATAAATGGATTGGTGTTATTACAAACAAAAATGTTGTTAATTTCTTTATAGAAAATATATGTGGAAAGACATGCAAAGCAAATGATAAAAAAATACCAAGAGAGATTTTTTCTTATGAAGAAAAATATTTAAAGATATTGTTAAATTCTTTGGTAAAAGGTGATGGTACTGAAAATAAAAAAGAAGATAGTACATCTTATTCATATTGCACAATATCTAAGCAATTATCTGAAGATGTATATGAATTGGTTTATAAATGCGGATATGTTCCTAATATTACAGAAATAAATAGAAAAAATAGATCTGAGTATTATGTAACTTGGTCTGATACAAATTATGGAAATGAGCCAGTTTTATCTGTTGGATCAAAAAACAGAAATGGATATGGAGCAGATATTATAAAAGAACAATACAATGGAATTGTATGGTGTTTTGAAACTGACACTGGTTATTTTGTAACTAAAAGAAATAACAAGGCAACCATACAAGGAAATTGTAAATTTGCACAAGCAGATGATTTAATCAATCCCTTGACTGTATTTAAAATAGGATCTGCTGATTTTAAACCAACACCAGCAGATATTGAAGCTTATAAAAATGTAGTAGAGCAAGCTACTTATGATAAAAACTTTAAACTATTTACTCATGATGCATTGGATGTTCAAGTCATTGGAAGAGGCTCTGGAATTTATGATACAAGCAATGATATTACACAATTGATTAAAGAAATATATACTGGATTAATGGTACCATCTGTTATTATGGATGGAGGAAGTGATACTACATATTCTAATGGTGGTGTAGCATTAGATGTTTTAAGACAAAGATATATGCAATTCAGAAACATGTTAGCTTCTTGGTTAAAAAGAAAAGTATTTACTCCAATTGCAATGATGCAAGATTTTTATGAATATACAGATGGTAGAAAGAAAACATTAATAGTTCCAGAAGTAGATTGGAATCACATGTCATTATTTGACACCAACGAATATATTAATAATTTAATGCAATTGAGTCAAGGAGCTGAAGGTGAGAAACGTGTAGCTGTACAAGAGTTGCATAGAGCTTTAGGATTAGATTTTGATGATCAAATGAGAAAAATTAGAAAAGAAACAATTGCAAATGAAATCTTGAAGAAAGAAAAAGCTCAATTAGAAAAGATGAGCTTAAATGAGTTAAGAGCTTTGACGGATGAAGATGAAATTCAAGAAAAGCAAGAGACTATGGCAGATAAAGAGAAGTTACCTGGTGAAGTAGGACCAGAAGATTCTGGTGGTTTACCAGGAATGCCTCCAATGCCAGACATGCCAGATTTAGGTGGAGCACCACCACCAGAGCCACCTAAATAAAACAATAATTCCATATTAAAATATATATAAGGGTTTAATATGGAAAAAATAGCACAATCAAGATCAAAAATAGATACAATATTTCGTGATAGAAATCCTTTTAATTCTGCAATTGAATATTTTAGCACTGATGTAGCAAACATTATGGCTGATATTAGAAAAAAAGATAATTTGGCAAGAAATGTCTTTACTTCTAAAAACTCTCCTGAATTCCAATTATCTTCTTGTAAGTCAGCATTTAAATACAAAGAATACATGAAATGTATAATGTATTTAGATAATTTTAAAGATGGTTTAGAAAAAGCTTCTTCAATTTTTGAAAATTTAAATGATACTTTAAAAATAAAATACAAAAATGTATTTATTGAAAAATTAAAAAATAAAGAAAAAAAAGAATTAATTCAGTTTAGACAAAAAATGGATAATGCTTTAAGCAAAAAATCATCTATTGATAATGAATTAATAATTAAATCTGCTAATTTAAGTAGTTTTTTTAATTCTTTTTTTACACAAAGAGGTAGAAGCTTAAGAGCTTGGGAGAAGGCTCATCAAGAAGACGTATTGAAATTAAAAGAAGGTATTGTTGAATTAATGGATTTAGCAAATGATATTTTAAAAGGAGAAGAAGGGATATATTTCTTATTAAAAGAAATGTCATTTGCTATCTCTAAAAGAGATGTTTCTGGCTATATTAAAAATTCAAAAAAATTTAAAAAGCATTATAATATGTTTAATGAAAAATTTGTAGCTCTTTATAAAAATGTAGTAAAAGATTTGATAGATACTTTAAAAGATGAAGAAGATGTTTCAGTTGACACAAGTGCCGAAGACTCAAGTAGAAAAACTATGTTGCCTGAACTTCCTGCATCTAAGCCAATGATTGGAACGGCAACTGAAACTGGAACTATATTGCCCCCAGCTCCAAGCAACTCAGACAAAGACAAAGGCAAAGGCAAAGGCAAAGGTAAAAAAACATCTTGGGAAAAGGCTAAAGAAAATTTACTTAAAATAGCGAAATCAATATGAGTTTAGGAATTGATTTTTATAAAAAATTAATACAAGTTTGTAATAATGCTGGATGCAAACCAGAAGACGTTTTGTTAATTATGACAATAGAATCTGGATTAAATCCAAAAGCTGTTAATAAAGATGGAGGTGCATCTGGATTAGTTCAGTTTATGCCATTTGTATTAAAAGGAAAATTAATTAACTACAATGAAAAAGAAAAAGGAAAGTTTTCTGATTTATCTGGAACTGATCAATTAGATTATATAGAAAAGCATTTAATTAATTTAACCAAAACAGGAAAAGTTAAAAATGCTACACATTTGTATATAGGTAATTTTTTTCCTGTTGCTTTATATAGATCTGACATTCAACAAATGTCTTATGGTGCTCCAATTGTTGAATCAAATCCAACATATCAAAAATACAAACAAGTTCCTATAGAAAAAGAAATTAGAGCATATAATGCAAATAAAGCATTAGATTATGATAAAGATGGTGTTATTTCTTATGGAGACATAGATAATAAAATAAAAGGTGCTGCAAATAGTGCTGTTTATAAGCAAGCACTATCTATGTTAAATAAAGCAAAATCAAATTTTACTGGTGATTTAGAACCAGCTCAACCTCAAATATTAAACCAAAGAACAATGTCAGATAATAATTTATTAGAAATAATTAAAAAACATTTAATAGCAGAAGAAAGTAAAAAAACATATTTTGATGTTGTTGGAGAAAATATAGAAGACAAAGCAGAGTATGCTAGAATATTTTCATTTGCTTTAAAACAAGAACTAGGAATAAACTCTAGAATACTACGAAACTCTAATGATATACAATTAAGAGTTGATTCTAATCAAGATATTGATGGCTTTATAAAAGATTTTAATAAAGATTCAATATTTAATGCTAATTTAGAAAAATCATTTAATATGGGTTATAAGATAGCGACACCAAGTTTTCAAAATTCACAATACAGAAAACAACTTATAAAAAGGATAAATGGCTAAAAAAATAGAAAAAAAACAAGATGTTGAAGTGGTGGAAAAAGTTGACTCTGTAAATAAGCCTGCAATAGAGTTTGAAAAACTTAAGACTGAAAGTTATAAAGCGCCAGAGCTTCCTGTTCAAAAAACATTTGCCGAAATGATAGGTGAAAGATTAAATGGAAAGTTAATTGAAGTAATGATTGGAGAGTCATATGAAGAGCTTCAACTAGACCAAATGAGTTCTAATTATCCTGCTGTAATTATAGGTAGAGTATTAGAAGGTGCTGGAAATCTTTTGCTATTAGATTGTGCTTATATAGAAAATAGAGCTATAAGATTTGGTAAAAAAGTTTATTTATTTGATTATACAATTCAATACATATCAGAATGTGATGGTAAGTGTAATTTAGAAGATTTATTATTTAGATCTAAAGATGTAAAGCAAGTATTAAAAGCTTATAATAGATATGAATCATAATCTTGTTAAAACATCTTTTATAAAAAGATTAGATAATAAATATAGGGTTTATTCCGAATCAGGAAAAAACTTAGGAACCTATGATTCTTTAGAAGATGCTAAAAAAAGATTAAGACAAATTGAATATTTTAAAAACAAAAAAGCATCTAAATCATTAGATATTTCAAAAGCAGATGATTTTACATATTCTGCAATGATAAGATTTTTTAGAAAAAACCTAGACAAAAAAGACTTAAATAAATTTTTAGAAAAATATAAAATTAATTTTGAAAAACTATATTTAGATGATTCAGAAGATATTGAAAAAAGTGCATTAAAAAATACATTATTAGAATTAAAAGAAGATTTGGATTTAGATTTAAATATTAAAAAAGAAGCTCAAGATAAGTTAGGATCTCCTGAAGAAGTAGGAAAATATTTAGCCAATATAGTAAAATTTACATTAAGAAGAATAAAGCCAGAGTCTAGACCTATGGCTTTATTAAAGCTAAAAAGAAAAATATTTTTACTAAATGAAAATGAGATTGCGCAGAAAAAAATGCCAGCATCTTCATCTATGGGTAATTCAATTACATTTATAAAGCATATTTTATTTAATCACAATGCATCATATGTTAGAGAGGTTTTAAACAACATAGCGAGAAACATATGATTTATAGATTCAGAGAAGTGTTACCAAATGTATATAGAGGCTCTGCGCCTGCATTAAAAGATGTACCTACATTAGTAAAAGATTACGGTATAAGAAAAATAATATCTTTAGATAAAGAAGATGGTTTAAAAATTAAAAATGTATGTAAGAACTTTGGTGTTGAGCATATTATACTACCTATGTATGGTAAAAGATCAGATGTTTTGAAATTATTATCAAATAATTTAGAAGATTTATTTTTAAAAAACGGACCTACATTTATACATTGTAGTGCTGGTAAAGATAGAACAGGATTTGTTTCAGCTTTATTAAAAGTAAAATTTAAAAATGTAGATCCAGAAGAAGCGATACAAGAGGCGAAAGATTTAGGGTTTGGTTTATTTTTGCCAAAAGAATGGAAAAAAGCAATTCATCTTTATGAAGATACTATTAGAAATGCAGCTAAAGATAAAAACAATGCATCTATTGTAGATAATAGTAGAGAGTATATAGATGATACAAGAAGCTCATTTTTAGATAAAGGCACTCAACAAAGCTTAGCTCCATTTGCACCATATGTAGATACTACAAGATCTTATCCGCATGATAATCAATATGTAACTGAAACTTTTTCTAGAGAAGATTTGCCTAGTACAAAAGATAAAAAATTAAAAAAGACTTTTCAAGTTGGAACATATGACAATGCAGCAGGTATTGTTGGTGCTGGACCTGTAGAAAACTATGGAGGATTTCTTCATGATTAAAAACTCATATATAAATAAAATGACATATGATATCTCTGAAGAAGAGATGGTTGTAGCAAATCAATTAATTAATTATATTGATTACAGTGATAAATTATTAGAAGATGCAAAAGAGTTTTTAAATACAATAAAAGTTCCATTTGAGAATAATCAGCAAATGGAGACAAAAGAGATTTTATCTCAGAGGCATTATTTAAGAGAGTTTAGAGATAGTGCAATTAAAAAGTTTTTAGAATTTAAGACAAGTGCCTTTTATTGTGTAAATACATTAACAAGATTTTCTTCAGATCCACAGATATCATCTATGTTGAAAGCATTTGTAAATACGGTATCTGATTTAGAAAAATCTTATGATAAATTTAAGTCATTATTTGCAAACATGGAAAGCGCAACATTTGTAAAAGATATGATTGATAATTGCAAATTACTACAAGCGCAATATGTTGATTTGCAAAACATATTAGAAGAAAGAATTAAGAATTATATTTCTTCCAATATACTAGGTGAAACTTGGGTGAATAAAATGTATAAGGATTTAAAAGTAAACCAACCATCTAAAACACCAAAAACATTATCAATAATTAAAAATGTAAATAAATAATATTGTTATAAATAAAGGAAAATATGTTTATAAAAACAGGCGATGTAAAAATAGTAGATGTTATTGATGAGGATCAATTAACAGAAGATCAAAAGAAAAAAGTTAAAGATAAAAAAGATAAAGATAAAAAAGATAAATGAAATTTTGTCCTACTTGTAAAGAAACAAAAGAGGCTTCTTGTTTTTCTAAAAATAAAAAGAAAAAAGATCTTTTAGATTGGCAATGCAAAGATTGTTTTAAAAAAAAGTATTTATTAAATAAGTATAAGATAAATTATAAAAATTATTTGTATTATACTAATAATAAACAATTGATTTTAGAAAAACAAAAAATATGGCGTAGTAAAAATAAAAAATCTATTTTATTACGCAATAGAGCAAGAAGATTAAAATTAAGTAAGTATTCAATTATTAAGCAAAAAGATATAAACAATTTAATTATAAAACATAATAATTGTTGTTTTTACTGTAAGCAAATTTTGATTTCTGTGCATATGGACCATATTGTACCTTTATGTAAAGGTGGCGAGCATAAGATAGAAAATTTAGTACCTTCCTGCAAGAAATGTAATTTAAGTAAAGGAAGTAAATTAATAACAGAATGGATAAAATATGATAATTAAATTTGGCGAAAGTATATCAAATATAAAGCTAGAAAATCCAGAATCTTGCTTACCATTATTAAACGAACAAATTTTAGAAGATTTTAAAAAGACAGCGAGTGATTTAAAGAAGATAGCACCTGCTGCTGATGATTTTTTATTCTTCTCAGCAGTAATGATGCACGCAGCAGAAGCCAGCGCAATCAATGATGATGGTTCTCCAAAAATGTTAAAAAATGGAAAGCCAGTTAAGGTTGGTTGGAAAGTAGATGCAAATGGTTCTTGGAAATGGGAAACAAACGATCCTACAATAAAGCCATATAAAAACTGTTTTGTTCCTGGAACAAAAGTATTAATGGCAAATGGTTCTGTAAAAAATATAGAAGATGTAAAAGCAGGAGATTTTGTTATTACTCATTTAGGCAATTCTAAAAAAGTATTAAGAACATTTGAAACACCACATTCTGGTAAACTATTAAAATTAAAATTATCAAATGGTACAGATATAATTACAACTTTTAATCATGAATTTTTTGCTGCTAATAATACCAATGCTTCTAAAATAAAAAGAAAAAAGCAAAAATTAGAATTTATTAGTGCAGAAAATTTAAATAAAAATGATTATTTATCTACACCAAAATTATCATTTTCAAAAGATGATAATATAGATTTAAATTTAGCAAGACTATTAGGATTATTTGCAGCAGAAGGCTCATACATTAAAAAAGATAATAAAAGATATGGATTGGTATTTACATTTTCAAAAGATGAGCAAAATTTAATAGACAATACAGTAAAATTAATTAACACTGTTTTTAATAAAAAGCCAACATTAAATTATACATCTAATAAATGTGATATTAAATTAAACTCAGTAAAATTTGCTGATATGTTTTATAAATATGTTGGTGAGTATTCTAGAGAAAAAACAATATCAGAAAAGATTGTTTTTAATCAAAATAGTGAAGTAAAGAGACAATTTATATTAGGTTGGTTAGAAGGCGATGGATCTGTAGATAAATTGTCTGGCAAAATTGTTGGAACAACAACATCAGAAAATTTAGCATCACAAATATTAGTTATGTTAAATTCAATGAATATACAAAGTTCATTGTATAAATATAGTGAATCAACTTCCGTAATAGACAATCGATTTGTTTATGGTGGTCCTGGTTATAGAGTAAAAATTCCATTTAATGTTGGTAAATTAAATTTCTCTGACTTATATAAATTTAATAATTTTACAAAGCCAGTAAAAGAAAGAATTAGATCAGATTTTAATAATTCATATAGATTTTATAAGCTATTAGATAAAAAAGAAGTAAATTATACAGGCAATGTATTTAATTTAGAAGTTGAGGATGATAATAGCTATTGTGTTGGAGAAGTTGGTTATGCTGTTCACAACTGTAACAACGACATCTTCCCAGAATCCGAATTAATTACTGCACACAAAAAATGGATTAACAAGCCATTATGTATAGATCATAAATCTAGCTCTGTAGATCATGTAAGAGGATTTATAGTAGATACATATTATGATAGATCATTAAAAAGAGTAGTTGCATTATGTGCGTTAGATAAGAGAAATTATCCAGAATTAGCACATAAAGTAAAAGCAAGAGTTACTCCAAGCGTCTCAATGGGTACTGCGGTATCAACTGCTATTTGCACAGATTGTGGAAAAGTAGCAAAGGTTGAGCATGAATTTTGCAATCATATGAAAACAAAAAGTGCATATGGTGAAATAAATATAGGATTAAATCCAATTGAATTGTCCATTGTTGTAAATCCAGCTGATCCAAAAGCAAAAATTAAACATATAATTGCAGCAGCGGAAAATTTAAATGAGTACGTAAAGAAAAAAGAAGCTCAATTGAAAAAAATATCAAGTCCATTATTTTCAGCAAAATTGAGTTTGTCAGATGGAAACCCAGAATCTTTAAAAGAATCTGAATTTTCAATAAGTACAAATACATTGGAAGATTTTATAAAAGACTTGAATAAAGTTATTGATAAGCTAAAAGACAATGCTTCTGAATTAGATTCTGAAAATAACGAAGAAGAAGATATAGAAGAAGATGTTGAAAATGAAGATGAAGATGAATCAAGTGATGGTTCAACATTAAGAATGGGACCACCTGCTTCAGAAAAATTAGCTTCAGTAAATTTTGATAAAGTTTTAGAATCTATTGCAAGCCAATTAGATTCAATTAAGAAAGGTTTTGACAAATTATTAGATGAGGAAAAAAATATGTCAGTAAAAAATGCTTATTATCTAGGAACAGAAGAGCCAACCCCAGGCGAAGTTAAGTATGATGTAGATCCAAAAAATAAAGATCTAAGAGAAAAAGGCGACAAGCAAATGCATGTCGATGATATGGGTGGAGATGATGGGATGCATCCAGGAGTTAAGTCTGTAAATATGAGCGAGCTAGAAAGAAAGAAAATGCTAGCAAGAGCTGCTGCTGAGGAAAGAGCTGCTAAAAGAGCAGCCATTGTAGAAATGGCAAAAGAATCAATCCAAAAATCTGCTCAAAGCGAAGTTGAATCTTTCTTACAAGCAAAAGCAGATGCAGTTTTTGAATTAAACCCTGTTGCTCCAAAATTAGCTGCTTTAATTCAAAAACAAACAAGAAGACCAGAAATGAAAGCTGCTTTTGAGAGCCCAACAGTAAAATCAGTGGTTAGTAGCTTAGTCTCAAAATATCCAGCATTAAAGAGATTGTGTGATGTCTGTGATTGTTCTTTTGGATTAGATAAAGCCGCTTATCTACAAGGTGGTGGTGGAGTAAATGAGCCAACCCCAGGAAAACAAAAATACAAGCCAGATCCAATGAACGAGGATTTGAGAGATTCTGATGATAAGCATTTAGTAGGAAAGAAACCATTCCCAGATGTTGGTAAAGTTGATGGATTGTATGGTGATGATGCTAAGAAGAAAGAAATGCTATCTAGAGCTGGATTAAGCGCAAAGTTTGTAAAAGCAAGCTTAGCAAATGGCGCAGTTGATTT